CAATTGTTTTTACAAAAGATTTATCTTTTGCCATTGTTTTAGTAATATCATCTGCTTCTGACTTAACAAAAAATGCTGGCACTGATCCAAGTCTAACTTCTCCTGATTTTGTTCTAGGATTCAACATTATGCCTTTGGGTAATTCAGCATTTGTCCACACCTCATTTACCATAGATTTAGCTACATCATCTGTAAGAGTAATTCCTTTTTCAGCAGCTTCATCTTTAAAATTTTGTATGGCTTCATCAATAACTTTTTTACTTGGTGCATAATTGTCAGCTAAAGACATGGGGTTATTTTTAAATACTTGGTATCCTCTGTCTAACGCGTTATTAATCGCTGCTGGTATTACTTTTTGAAAATCTTCAAGAGCATCATCAGTTAATCTACCACCCATCATAGTAAATAACTCTGACCACGTTCCTCTTATGTCTTTAAAATTTTCTAATAAAGCTGCTACATCTTTTGGATCGGCTCTATATGTAGATATTAATTCTTGAGAAAGTTGTGAGGCTTTTGTTGGATCTATATCTTTTAGAGTAACTGCACCTGTTGTTGGATCTATATCAGGTCTTAAGTTGTTATTATCAGTTAATATGTCATTTAATTTTTTTAATAATTCTTTTCTTTTTGGATCATCCATTTTAGAAAATATATTAGTTTTTAATATCCTGTTGACTATCTTATCAATGGCTATCATAGCATTTTCAGCTTTGTTTGTGTCTTTAGCTAGTAAACCTTCGTATCTTTTTTGTGCTTCAAATCCTTCTTGCACCAATGGTCCTCTTGCTCTTAATGGTTTTGATATCCATTTATCTATCCATTTTTCCATAGGGTCTATAATAGCTTTACCTGTGCCACCAGAGTTTCTTAATTTAGATATTGTTTTACCCACGGCTCCAAGACCACCTGTAAATAAAGTGCCCTCTACACCAAACTTTAATCTATTTAATAATTCTGTTTCAGGATCACCTTTGTCTCTTTCTATCTCTGTTGGTCCACCAAGAAAATCACCAAATGTTCCAGCTTCTTCTACATCTCCAACAAAAACACCTTCAGCTACACCACCAGCCACAGCACCTTTACCGAATCTTTTTAATTTTTCATTAGCGCTTAAATACTTACCAGCTTTCTTTGCCTGTAATGTTGCTTTTGTTAAACCCGATCCTATCTTAAATGCGAGACCACCAGGTATACCTATATTAATAATTAGTTCTGTAAGTCTGCCGGCAGCTGTTGCTTCGGCCGCCTCATCAAAAGGATTGATTTCATCAAAGTATGCCTCTACCGCTTCTGCTCTGTTTTTATCTATACCTAAATCTAAAAGAGTTGCACCAAGTGTTGCAGCTCCTTCAAATATTTTAAATACACCAGAACCTACACCTGCTAGTATAGATTTAGTTAATCCTGTCTCTTGTCTTCGATCTTCTGGAGTTCTAATGAGAGGCATCTATTACTCCTACATGTTTATGATTGGTCTTTTAACACCTGCACTATCAAACGTATAAACTTTTCTTGTGTCTTCTTCTATAAATATTACACCAACATCTTCTGCACTAAATTTAAATTTTTCAGGATCTTCCATGTCTGTAGATTTGACAACTTCATATGTAGGAACTATACCTTGTTGAGCATAATAGCTATTTAATCCTACTTTAACTTTTTTAACAAAACCTGGTTCATCAGCTGCTTGGATATATTCTGCCGCTGTTTTTACATCTGATTCATCTCTTAATTTTTGTGTTAATTCTATTCTTTTTATGTATTGATCTGCTTCAGCTCTAGATATTTCACCTTTAATATATTTGTTAATTGCAAGAGCCGCTGCATTATCTTCTATTGCACGCAATCTGCTTGGTCTTTTAACTTCATCAGCTGCAAATTCTGAAAAAGCAGATTTAACTGTAGCCTCTGGAGCTAATGCTTTGCTTGAAAAACTTAATAACATGTCAGATATATCTTGACCTCTAGCTTTATCTTTGCCTAATATTTTAGCAAATTTTTCTTTATCTATCTCAACACTTTCTTCCATGTCAGTTTCTTTAGCTGGTTTTACCTTGCTTAATTCTTCTAATAATTTTTTTAATTCTAAGTTTTCTATCTCAGCAGCAGTTAATTGTCTTTCTTCTGGACCTTCCTCTAATGGATTTTCAGTTTTTTGTCTATTTTTAAAACCTTCATATAGTTTTGAAAGACCAAGAGCGCCTCCCCCAAGTCCTACTGTACCTATAATTCCAAAATCTTTAAGAGTTTGACCACCCCCTTTTAAAGTTTCTTTCATTCCAGAGGTATAAGGTTGAAGTATGTTTCTAAAATATTGATTACTTAAAAAAGGTGCTTCTTTAAATGGCACAAGATCTTTGCCTTGTGCTATATTTCTTTTTCCCATTTCTTTAAAAAGTTGCATTCCACCACCACCTGCTTTTAAAAATTTACTAGGGCCTAAAAAAAATAATGCATCTTCTGCAAAATTTCTTTGTGGAAGTTGAACTGGTGTGCCATCAGGGTTAAGAGCTGGTTTGGTAAAAAAATCTCTTACTCTTCCAAGTAAATCACCACCGGTAACCTGTCCACCTGGTTCATAACCTACTCTGCCGCCTTTGTTATAAGATAACCCAGACGTAATTCCCGTTCCTCGACTATCGACGGGTCCGCCTCTAAACATTGGTCTTCTAAATGTGTTCATTATCCAAATATTCCTAACTTACCTAGTACACCGCCTGCTCCAGCAGCTCCTCCTAAGAAGCTAGCTAATGGACTTGCTGGTGCTGTGCCTGGTTGGTACCCGACTGTTGTTACAGGTAATGCTCCCGGTTGTATTTGTGCTAGTTGTTGTCCTACTAGCCCTAATCTTGTAAATGGCTCGAATGCTGCCTCTCTTGCAGCGATCTGTTGTGCATCTAATTGTGCTTGATTAAATAATTGATCAGCTTGACCCATTCTTTGTTGGAACTCACCAAGACCTTGTCTTGCTGCTAGATCATCTGCTGCTGCAGCTCTAGCGTCTTGAAATCCTGATGCTAATAGTTGTGCTTGTAATCCTGCTCTACTTAATGCTGCTTGGTTTGCTGCCTCTGCTGCCTGTATACCTTGTCTTGCTCCACCAAAAGCTCCAGCGGTTATGGCTGCATCTCTTAAACCTGTTTGTTGTATTGCCTGTTGTCTATCAAACTCTGCAAGTGTGGTATCAATCACCTCTTGTTGATAAGGTGACATAAATTGTTGATAGGCTTGTGGTCCAACTAAAGATCCTAGTCCTGCTGCTGCAGCTGATGCATCTTTTTGTAATTGTGTTTGTGCTGCAACTTTTGGATCAAATTTTGTTGTATCTATTTGTTGTCCAATAAGTGGTGTTAATTTTTTAGTAAAGGCTGTAAGCGCGCCTTCTAGTACCGGTGCCGGTAATACTTGTGTTTGTTCTACTGCCATTATGCTCTAGCCTCTAGGTTGTTCATTAAATCATACATACGTTGTGCGCCTTTGTTGACACTACCACCACCTGCTGCTCTAACTGCATCAGCAGTCATTACAAATTCGTTTTTAGATAATCGTGCTGGCACGTCATCTGCTTTCTCTTTTTTGCCTATCGGCACAAAACCACCTTTTCTTAAATCCATTTCTTTACCACCAAAGTCTAACATACCACCTTCTGCTAAAGATACAACACCGCCTTCTTTTAATCCTAGTTCAGAAAATGTCTCCATAATTTCATCTTCTGTAAAGTCATTTACCTCCAGAGCAAATCTAATTGCGTTTCTTCTAGCTTCTGCAATCGCTTCCATGTCTGCTCCTGCTCTAGCCATTTCTTCTGCTTCAAACTTATTAAATTCTCTCAATGCTTTTTGAGCTTCAGTATAAGCAAAATCTCCGGTGCCTTGTGCTGCTGGTATTGTAATTGCTTTACCTAATGCTTTTGCTCCCTCTTTAGTAAATAAAGATCCTGGATCAGATCCAAATTTTTTAAATGTTTCTCCTGTTCCTGTAACAAAATCAGACATCGATGCTATACCTTCTCTACCAATATTTTCTGCACCTTGTAAAAATCCTGGACCTTCTGTATAAGGAACTGATATATCACCAAATTTATCAACACCTGTAATTCCTTTTTCAATACCAGATCTCATACTACCAGATACTTCTGGTGAACTTAAAGCACCTGTTAAACCAGCCAAACCTGCTGACAATAAATTTAAATCTTCTGCTTCTGGATCTGATAGACCTTGAGCTAATAAATTTGTTCCTGATGATAAAATAGCTCGACCAAGTGGCCCTGCAAAAATACCTTGAGCTGGCACCATAAAAGGCACGGCTGCTGATAAGAATGGTAGAGCTGGTCTTAATTCTCTAGGTATGAGCTTTCTACTTGCACTGCTGGTAAAACCTAAAAACTCGTCTTTAAGTTTTCTTTGTGCTTCTTTACGTTTTCTGTTTAAATCTGATAATACGCCCATAATCTTCTAATTTACTTGTTTTTTACCCAATCGTCAACGATCCTATATATTAGTTTTATTACCAAAAGCTGATGGTCCCACAACAACATTGACACTTCTTGATATATCCTCTTGTTTAGTGTCAGTTACTGGGCTATTTACATCTTCTTCTGCCTCTTTATCAGACAGATATTCTCTGCCTGTTTTAAGGTGTTTTATAGTTACTTCTACTCTTGGTTTATATACTTTTACTGTTTTACCATCTACTATTTGATCTTCATAACTTTCTTCTTGTTCTACAAATGGCATTATCTGTCCTCCCTGTTAATTTCTAATATAGATGCAATAACATCTACATTACCGCTGGTTGCTTGCACCTTTAATATCTCACTTTCTAACATAATTAAAGGCTCACTTAATACTTGCTCTTTTTGACCTGATGTTAAAGTGACATCATTATCTACTACAAAAGCCGTGCCCGATGCATTAGTTAATGTTACTTTAACAACTGCTGATCCAGATGCGTCTTCTACAACCAAAAGAGATTTAACAATAGCACGTGAATTAGACGGCACTGTATATAAAGTTGTAACATCTGTAGTTGTTAAACTTACTTTATCGTTTTTATATATATTTGCCACTATCCTAATCCTAACCAAGTAAATCGTTCTTGGTCT